AGAACCGAGATGTTCCATGTGATTACCGTAGACATTTATTTGCTCTCCAATGCGGCGACTTTCGCCTTTAAATCGTTAATCATTGCTTGCTGTTCTTGGATGGCCTTAAACGCCACCGCAACTAACGAACCATAATCAACAGAGTATTTTTGTTCTTCAGACCCGTACACCACTTCTGGGACAACATCCAAAAGTTCTTGAGCAATAAACCCAATGTATTCGCCATCTACATCTACTCGTTCAAAACTGCGTGGTTTTGATTTTACAACTGCATCAAGTCCGTATTTAATATCTAAGATAGATTTTTTGAGGCGCGCATCTGAAGCGTTAGTCCAAGTTCCGCCAGACGTTAATGTTGCGTTGTTATTGCCATTGTCAAAGTTTAGCGCGTCCGCGGCACTGTTTAAATAAATGAGCCTGAACTGGCCGTTCGTAGTGCCGTATCCGGTTGCAAGGCCTTTTGCATCGCTAGAGCCAGAAGTGTTCCAAACTGATAATTTTGCGTTGTTATTTAATGTCGCAGCGTTGACAGAAGAATTAACGACCAAATCCCCCCCGCTCGTGATGCGTGCGCGTTCGGTGTTGTTGGTGCCAAGACTTAAAAAACTGTTTTCTACGTTCCAGATGTAAAAGTCATTGCCAGCCATCTGTAACAATCCGCCAGTTACCCCTGACGCACCAGATGTGTTGTTTGTCAGTTTAAGTTCTGCTTGATTAGCGCCGCCATCAATGTGCAACACCCGAGCATTTGCTGAGTAAGACGAAGGCGAACTCGTCCCGATGCCGACGTTGCCGGTGCTGCTGTCAACGCGAAAATAAACGCTGCTACCCGCGCTATTTGATATTTGTAACAACGGGTATCCAGCAGTAGGCGTTGCAGCATCCTTAATAGATACGCCATACGGTGTTGCAGAGGTTGTATTCTGGAAATTAGCAACAAAATTACCGCCACCGGCTTTTGTTACGTCTAGCGGAGTAGTAGGCGAACTCGTCCCGATGCCGACGTTAATCCCCGACGCTGTGTAGAGCGAGGTGGAGGTGAGGCGCATGGCTTCGGTGCCGCCAACACCCCAAGTTTGAACTCCGGTTATGCCTGCAATTCGATAGTTTTCAATTGCAGTTGTAGCATCGTAAAAAACAAGGCTGCGAGTCCCGCGGTCAAGATAAATTCGTTGGGTTCCAAGGTCTGACGCAAAATTTAATTGCGTATCGGTTGACTTGCTTCCGCTGCCAAGATTTGCGTTTCCTGTGGTTCCAAAATTCGTCCCATCAAACGTCAGCGCACTCCCCGAAGTCGCCACCTTGCTGCCGTTCAGATACAGCACGCCGTTGGCGGTGCCGCCGGAGAGAGTCGCGGTGCTAACAGTCAAACTAGTGCCAGAGATATTCGTAATGTTGGCGCTTGTACCAGTCAGCGTCGTTACCGTAGCCGAAGTTACGGTTACATTGGTCAGAGACAAGCTGCTGATCGTAAGACTGCCAACACGAGCAACCGTGAACGATGCGTCCGCGCAAGTCAGACTTGACGGGTTCGTGCCAAGCTCAATTACGGCACTCGCGGAGGTCATGGAGTAAACGCGCTTATCAGCGGTATTGACCGCGACTTCAACGCCCCCTGCCAGATTGGTCAGGTTAGCCGTGCCGGGAACTGAACCCGGAGTGTCGCTTTTCTTCAGAAGAATCGTGGGCATTAGTAGGTGCCTCCGCTTAAATTGCCTGTGGCGTTAGCCAAGTTCAGATAATAACTGCCGTGCTGTCCATCCAGCAAATCGGCGTTTAGATTGGTCACCAGAGTCGTAGAACTGATCACCAGACTGCCCAAAGACAGATTGGTAATGCTTGCGCTGGTGCCCGCCAAAGTCGTGACCGTACCGCTGGTCGAGGTCAAATTTGTCAGCGTAGCCGAGCCACTGCTTAGGGTCGTAATCCCCGCGCTCGTGCTGGTCAAAGTCGTAATCGTGGCCGAAGTAAAAGTCGCATTAGCCAACGACAAACTGCTGACCGTGAGACTAGAAACCGATAGGTTCGTAATCCCCGCCGAAGTCGCAGTAAGTGTGGTAACCGTGCCACTGGTCGCTGTCAAGTTCGTAGCCGTCAACGACCCGCTCGTCAGCGTCGTAATGTCCGCGCTGCTATACCGCAACGAAGTACCGGACGCAGTGGTAATACCCGCCGAGGTGCTGGTAAGCGTTGTGATCGTGGCACTCGTAAACGTGGCATTGGCCAAAGACAAACTACTGACCGTCAGACTGCTTACGGACAAGTTGGTAATGCCAGCCGAAGTCGAAGTCAGCGTAGTTACCGTACCGCTCGTCGCCGTCAGATTCGTAGCCGTCAAAGACCCGCTGGAGAGCGTCGTAATCCCAGCCGAAGTGCTCGTGAGCGTCGTAATGGTCGCGCTCGTAAACGTAGCATTAGCCAGCGACAGGCTAGAAACCGTCAGGCTGCTGACAGCCAAATTCGTAATGTCCGCGCTGGTGCTCTTGAGCGTCGATACCGTCCCGCTCGTAGCCGTCAAATTAGTCAGCGTGGCCGAATTGCTCGTCAGGGTCGTAACATGAGCACTCGTACCCGTCAGCGTCGTAATAGCCGCACTCGCAGCCGTCAGCGTCGTCACACTGATCGATCCAGCCCCCAAGTGCGAAATCGATGCACTGGTAGCGGTCAACCTAGTGGCGGTCAAATCCGTCACCGTCGAAGACGTAAACGTAAAGTTGCTGATCGTTGCGCTGGTGGCCGTAAAGTTCGTAACCGTCCAGCTCGTGCCCGTGAGCGTGGTAATTGCCCCCACCGTGGCCGATAGTGTCCCAGACACCCCAACATTCGCGTATCCGAGATTGGTGCCGTTCAGACTGGTAATAACACCGCTAGTGCTGCTCAGCGAGGTAACGTGAATACTGCCGTCAGAGATCGATACGCCGTTTGAGTCCTGAGTCGCCATAGACCCAAGGCCCAAGTTGCTACGCGCCCCAGAAGCCGTCCCAGCGCCTGTACCGCCGTTGCTGATGGCCAGCGTGCCAGACATCGTAATGACGCCAGCCGCCGTAACCGGACCCCCGGTAAATACCACCCCAGACACCGTGCTGCTGACATCAATGCTAGTGACCGTGCCCGCACCCGTCAGCGTCTGCCAACTCGGAGCACCCGTCCCGTTCGATGCCAACACCTGCCCCGCAGCGCCAACCGTCGTCAACGCCATCTGAGAGCCCGTGGAATACACCACCGCACCCGCTACCGGAGACAAATTGGCATTCGTGCCACCACGCGACAACGGCAACTGATTGCTGGTCTGAGACCCGTCAGCCAAATTTACCGCTGGGTGTACGTGATCAGCCCTCGCTGGAGTCGTTGCCGTACCCGCCGACGCTGAGCCGAGAGCAGAAGGAACGGTACTCGAATAATCAATCGCGAGCGTGCGGTCTTGACTAAGATTGCCGCCCCCAGACAGCCCGCTGCCCGCAACCACTTGACGCGAATCTGGCACATAACCCGTCACCACCAATGGAGTTGTGCTAAGACTGGTAACTCGACCCTTTGTGTTAACCGTAATGACGGGAATCAAAGTGCCCGTACCATACGAGCCAGCAGAAACACCCGTCGTATCTAACTGATCGTTGCCAATGCCGCCGTTCGCCACCGCAATCGTAATGTCGTGCGACAGCGTGCCACCACCCGTCAGCCCAGTGCCTGCATTAATCGCACGGCTCGGTGGAACCGTCAGATTCTGATTGATCTGACTGAACTGAACCTTATAGGTCGTCCCCGAAATGACAATCGGGAAATAACCAGCCGGGTCCGCTACCGGAGCCTCGGGTAGCTGGCTGATGCGCGACGGAATAAGATTGCTGGGTACGTTGGCCATTACAGCGGTTGCTCCGGCTCAAGGTAATCATCATCCGCTTCGTTCACCAAAAACGTATTGCCGTCCTCACTAATCACGCCATACGGCTGCGAAGACAGCGGAACGTCCGGGCGAACAAAAGGCAGTGTAATTCTTTCGGTTTGACGCGCAGGCAAACGATACGGATCAAGTTCGTCCCAATCTACTTTGCAGACCCGAAGCCCCGGAGAGTTCCGGTCAGGCATCAGTTCTGCTAAAGGAAACTTTCGCGAACAACGATCACAAATTCCAATCGCTGCATACGGTTGTCCACGAGTGTCTAAGAAAAGACTCATCGCGTATATACCGAGAGATTTGGGGTCCAGAAAATCGGAGAATTGTCGCGTTCTTCGTTTTCCGCTTGAGCCAGAGCCTTCTCAGCCTTCATCTCAAGCATCGGAATCAACTGTATGTCTACTTCAGGCGTTTCATCCGCCAGCTTCGACGCCAACAGCGCAACAATCGCATCAAACCAACGCTGCGGAATGTCCAAGTTCTGCGTCATGGTGCCAACGTCTTGAATGTAACGATGCCTCCACAGCACAATCGTTTGCGTCTCAGCCGCAGCATTCGGGATAGGCCACAACCGCATCACAGGCTGGTCGCGCTGCCGGTCAAACCAAAATTGCAACGGACGCCCTTCAAATGACTTGTTTGGCAACGCCGTCCAGTCATCACGGTTCAGTCGCGCAATCGGAATCTCATTCGGCGTGTTGCCAAAATAAACTTCCGAATACGAAAGCGTACCGCTCGTCACGCGAACACGAAAATAATCCGCAGTCTCCGGAACTTCAGTATCTACCCAAGTCCACTCGCCCGCCGTTGCATCGGGGTTGCTGATGTAGTCAGAGAGCGGGACATTCGTCCAAGTCACGCCGTCATTTGACATCTCAACTACAAACGGCTGAGCCGCCGCAGACCAATTGATGCCAACAGTCGTAACCGTAAGCCCCTCTGCATTGTAGTTTTGATACGTCGTGGAAGTCGTCGCCGTAGTACCAGTGGCCTCCAACAACGTGCGCAAGTTGGTGTTCAGCACATCAATCGTGCCCAAAGGCAACGTGACAGCGCCCTGCCCCTCGTACAGAGGCATCACCAGTCGCTCAATACACCAGAGTTGAACACCCCGGTTCGCAAGATTAGACAGGATTAGGTAAAGCTGGTCGTTCGCAACATCGATCATCTCAGAGGTGATCTGCTGCGCACCTAAGCGACAACGCCTAAAGGCATGGTCAATGACCTGCCGCGTCGTAAAGTTAGTTGTCGAAACCGTACCAGAAGTTGCCATTAGGGTCCCTCTTGCGCCTTGGTCTACTGCACCGAGCAGACCCCAATGACTGACGGGTCTATTTTAGCACTTACCGCCGCCGTACATCATTTTTCGCGACTTGGGCATACCGCCATGAGCCTTGCGATCCGGCATGTCAATGCTCAGCCCCGGAGCGTACTTTTCAGCCTTACGCATCTTCTCCAAAGCCATCCGGTCCATCCGGTCCTTGCGACCCATCTCACGACCCTTGCGCGGCGTACCGCGAGTCTTCGGGCCCTTGGACGCCATGTACTCCGTGCTGAAAATACCACCCTCAGCCTTCTTCGGGATCTTGGCACCAGACTTGCGAGCCTCAGACAACGCAATCGCCATCGCCTGCTTGCGATCCTTCACCACCGGACCCTTCTTGGACCCAGAGTGCAGCTTGCCTTCCTTGTACTCGCGCATCACCTTCTCAACCTTGCCACCCTTGTCAAGCGGAACAGGAGGAACGAATTTCTCAGGGGCAGAATCCGGCGGGTTAGAAGCATACTTGGCGCTTACCCTTTGTGCGGACCTTTTTGCGAAATCCGCAAGCGGCTTGCCGGGGATAACCCTCCGACCAATTGGGCCTTGCTCTTGAGTCGGAACGAAGTTCTTCCGGCTGGCATCAGTGTAATAACCCGGAACACCATTCTTTGTGCCCGGAATAATGACCTGCGCACTCATGCCAGAACGAGCCGCACGCGCCGCCGCAGCACGAGCCTCAACCGAATTGGCCTTGCGGAACGCTTCCTCACGAGCCTTCGTCGCAGCCTTCCTAGCCTGCAAATCCGCATAAGAAGTCTGCCCGCCACCAGCGTACTTGGCACGACCCGGAGCGGACTCCATCTTCTTCGCACCCATCGCAGCCGCATTCGGCTTGGCGCGAGCAGGCATGTCACCGTAAGAAGCCTTTGCCTTCATCGGCTCAGCACTCTTATGAAAGCCACGATCAGCAGAGAACTCAAAATCCTTTACATACTTAACGGCCATAAAATTTTCCTCTCAAGGAATACCACTGGCTATTTAGCCACGCTTTAAATGCCAAAACTTTAACTACCAACTTGTCTCGCAAAGAAAGCTGAGTCTTCTTTACCGGCTTCTTTCGCTTTGCCATGTCAGCAGTCCCACTTTCTTAAAGACAACGCCTTGCGGGTCGGACGACCCTTCTCATCTTTCATCGGACCGGGCATCCCGCTCATGCGAGCACAAAACGACCGGCGGCGTGCCGCAGCCTTCGGGGACTTCTTGGCCTGTCCAGCACTAACCGGCGGCTTCAAGTTCATACCCTCACGCTTTGCACTGCGACGACCGGCTTCGTTCAAACCGCCCGCTGGATTTTTACCAGCCTTTCTCTGCCAAGCAGCCGTCTTAAACGCACCGCCGCCTTTTGAGAACTCCTGCCAGCCCGACCAGTCGCCCTTGACCTTCATCACTTAATTCTCTGTATGTTAAAAATAACAGAGGGAACCTCAGGGGCTGTTACAGTTGCAGAAGAGTAATCCAAAGTAATATTGGTATTACTTACGGACCAAACCAACTGTATGTAGCTGCTGACGGTTATTGAGTCTAAGATAGTCACTTGACCCAATGTTTTACCGCCGTCCGCCACTTTTGGAACCGCAATAATCGACGCAGAGTTTGGAATATTAGTCCCATTCTTTCTGAACCAGAAAGTCGAGGTGTGGTTGGTCGTATCAGCGTTTGCAAATTGCATACTGGCATTAATTGAGTAAATGCCTGTTGCGGCTACCGTTACGTTTGTACTGGAAGCAATTGTAATCCCAGTATTGAAATCGGCTGCGTTGTTCATCTGCACAACGTAAGCGACGTTAGCTGACGTAGCCGTTTGATCAACTTGAGAATCGAACTGGCCGATAGCCCGGTTAGTGATCGTATTGAACGGAATCGCGCCCGCAGTTACCGTAATAGAATCAAACTCGCCAACAGCATTACTTAGCGTCACAGAATTAAACGTGCCGCCCGTAACCGTCAAAGACCCCATAGTCCCTGCGCTAATCGTTACAGACGACAAACTGCCTACTGCGCTAGAAAGCGTGACCGAACTAAGCGTGCCGCCCGTGATGTTGAGCGAATCGCCTACAAACGTCTTGATCTGCGTAGCCGACGCCTTAACAGACGACCCAGATTGCACCGTCTCAAAAAGCTCAGTGCCACCCAGCGCCGTCGCTGCCGTAAGGTCCGTAATCTTGACGTTAGCCATGGCTTACTTCGTTGACTGCTGGACAATCGTAAAGCGCACAGAACCATTGCCCGAATTGATCTTCAGGCGTACCGCACGCATCAACGTTGTCGTGAACTGAGTCTCGCTCGCCGTAGCAGCCGTCAAACTAGCCGCCGGGTGAGGCACCGCAAGCTGCTGAATGCTCGTGTCAAACGGGTCTTCGTTCGTGTACTCAACCGAGTAGTTGACCGTGCCGCTCGTCTTACCAGAAATGGTCGTAACCTGATTGGGCGTGTAGATGTCAAGCGGAATCCAAGCCGTGTAACCCGGCACCGCGTTGCCCACGCTAATCGTCGCACTGGTCGCAGCCGAAGCCGTAATACCAGTCACCGTCGCAAAGGACAGCGAACCCGTTACCGTGCCAGAAGCCGATACTGCCAACGTCTCCGTCTGCGATCCGCCACCCGGTGCCGTGCCAGAAACGACAAAGTTCACCGTGGCCGACTTCTCACTGAACACCGTCAGTTGCGCCGGAACCGTCAATGTAGCCACGCCACCCGATACCAACACGCCATCCAGCGTGATCGCACCAGACGCATTCAGAAGCTGCTCATTAGCAACACTGTCAGCATCCGCAGCAGGCTGTGATCTTGTAAAACTAATAGGACGCATAACTGCTTTCCCTCGTCAAGTCACAACAAGAAAGGGGCCGAAGCCCCTCCCCGTAATTACAGCGTCAGGCTCTTGTAGAGTGCAATGTAGGCCGTGGTTGAACCAACCAGAACCTGCATATACCCAAGCTGCGCAGACACCAAACCCGACACAGCACTACCAGCCTGAACAAGCTTGGTGTTGCCAATCGTCAGCGTGGTGCAAAGCAAGTTCGTCACCGTGGCCGACGAAGAAGTCAGCGTGGTGATGTTGGAAGAACCCGCCGTCAAAACAGAGCCGGAAAAACCATTGGTCGAGTTAACCGGCCCACTAAACGTAGTCGAAGCCATTGAAACACCTCATGCACAAGTCGCCCATTAGTCTGTGCATCGTCCGCTAGGTCGGTCTAATGGGCTGGTTACACCTAGAACTATTTTCTAGTTTAGGCTTTTCTATAACGCCGTCAAGCAAAAAGAAAGGGGGCCGAAGCCCCCTCTCTCCAGTCACTTGGACTGATCCCCGTCAAACGCCAGCCGTTCCAAACACCGTGCGCGGGTCGGTCCAGGCTACCGCGTAACGCTCAGTGCTCTTGAAGCGCGTGCTGTCAGTCTCAAAGTCGCCTTCCATAGACTTCTCAAGACCACGACGCATCATAAGCTTGAGACCTTCCGGCGCGTCCGTCTTGATCCACCAAGCAGTGGTCGAGGTAAGACGCGAGAGGTTGGCCTGACCGCCAGCAAGGAGGCCCATCGACTTCACCGGGTTGATGTCGTTGTCAGCCGTGCCGGTACGGAGGACGCTCTTGAGGAGCACTTCCGCTTGGAACACGTTCGACGGCGACACCACGAGCTTCTCCGGGTTCAGCCGGATGCGCTTGCCGTTGTTGTCAACAGCGTTACGGATCTGGATGAGGAGTTGCTCCAGCGAGGTCTGGGACAACGCAGCCGGAGTGTTGAGCTGGTTGCTGAACGTACCAGCCGCAATCGGATGGTTCGTCGCAACAAGCGGCACACCGTCGCCACCGTTGAAGCCAGCGGTAAACGCACGGTTAAGCACGTTGGCGCAGAGGGTTTCCTTCGTTTCGATCAGCGACTGCGCGAGATGCTTCGCGTAGGTCTGGCCGATACGGATGTGGTCACCATCTTCCACGAGCACCTTCGTGAGCGCGAATGCAAGGCCGTAGACCTTGTAGACGTAACGCTGCAAGAAGAGCACGCCACCAGCCTGATACGTGACCGGGGTGCCGTCCGGAAGCTCCGGAGCAGCGCCGAACCCGTACAGAACCGGCTCTTCGTGGTAGTTGCGGGGAATGCCCTGCTGCTGGACGAAGACTTGCTTCCACTCGTCAGCACGCTGGTCATAAACACCATCGAAAGCCTCATTAAGAATGGGCTCAACAATGGAACGAAAGTCAGTACTACGCATTGGGACTGCCATGTTCTAGTCCTCCTTTAGAATGCGGCCTTGTCAGCCACAAACTGGTGCTGGCTGATCTGGACCTGAACGATGGTGTAAGCGTCACCCCACGCATTGTCGATCTCGGTGCCGAGATTAACGATACGCAGAATTTCGTTACCGGAAGTCGTCTTCTGAGCGGCATCAAGCATGGCCGCAGAGAGGCCAGTCGTGGTGCTGCCAGCAGTGACGCTAGCGAAATCGGCCTGAGCACCGATGTCCGTGATCACAAGCGAGCTGTTCGCCTGAATCTCGTACACGATAGCCGGATCGGTCGTCACATAAGCAACGATGTCCGTGGCCGACGTAGAGGCGGTCCACTTGTTGCTGACGCGACGGCGACCATCGGTATCGGTGAACTCGACACCCATGAAAGTACCGACAATAGCGGCCTCAGTGGCGGCGGCGGCTTCAATAGTACCGCTAGCGCCAATGTAAACCGGCTGGAACTGAAGAATGTTGGACCCGTATCCGGACTCAATCGTCATCGCGGTAGGACGAATAATCCCACTCGGATGAAAGACCGGACGCAAGCCAAACGCTGCACTGGTCGAAGGCATGATTATATCCTCTGAAAATAGATAACCAAGTTACCACTCTTGCGGAGCACGCAACTTGGACGATTCCCGAATTGCCGACATGCCGTCACCCTCGACCAACTTGGACCCAGCGCGTTCAGCCTGCTCACGCATGCCTTCAGTCGCACTAAGCAGCCGCTCTTCTTCCTGATTGGGGGCATCGAAGTGCACCGCCTGCATGTACCTCTTGTACAGCGAAATCGGAAGCTTGAAAGCAAGCATCTCGTTGACACCGATGAAACCTTGCCAATCTCCAGTCTTAATCGAAGCATATTCCCAACCGGGAACCTCTTCGGGCTTGATCGGCTCATAACCAAGCCGAATACGTGCCTGAATGGAGTCTCTAGGATTCGTCGTGGTCAACCAGCAAGTGTGGTAACCCGGAATTTTCGGCAGATCAGGCAACGCGGCCTGAATAAACTGCTGACGGAACATTTCAACGCGGTCGTCATCTGATAACTCACGGTTCTCAGTTGCTGCGCGATCATACGCAGTCCGGTTTTCACGACCCTCGCCAAATACCTTTTTCAGCCTTTCATCGCTCATAACTCGCTCCCTTGTTTAGCGAGAAGAAGAATTTCGGTCATACTCAGCATAACGCTTAATGTACTTCTGACGCAAGTCAGGGTTATCCCAGACTCCTGCATCAATAAGTGCCTGTTTGCGTTCAGGGCTGATATAGATCTCTTTTCGGGTCGATGGCGCAGCATATTCGCGCTTACCACCAACCGGCGGACCACCGCGTTTTGGCGCGGCTTTTGGTTTTTCCACAGCGTCTTCTCCGTAACGATGGGGAAGCCTGCGGGCCACCCGATTGTCCAACTCAACCCAGTATTCCTCGGTTGCGGGGTTATAACCCTCCGCTGCCAAGCGTTGGTCAATGACCTTAACAATGGCTGAATCCTCGTCCTTGCCAGACGGGTCGTACCAATTGTTAGCATCAACCCACTCTTTGGCATACGCCGCAATACGAGGGTTTTTTTGTGGCTTGGAGGGCTGCGAATTCTCAACCTGTTCCTTAGCCGCCTTCAACTGACGGGCACGCTCCAACGCCGCATCGCGAATCTGCAATGCCTTGGTGACGTCCTCGCCCTGACCCTGCTCAATGGCCTTTGCCATGATGCGTTCAGCCATGTTGGCTTCGTTCAAAGCCTCATTCAGCCGCTGGTCAACCGTGTTGATATTGAACTGCGTGGCTTGCTTTTCGACAACCTGAAGACGCTTCTTGAACTCTTCGTTCTCAGCCCGAAGGAAAGCCAACTCACGCTCTTTGTGCTCAATCGCAGCCTTTCGGCGGAACTTCCGCTGCTGGCGCTGGGCACGCTTTTCCTCTGAAGTTAGAGCGCGACGACCATTAGGACGATCATCTTCATCGTCATCGTCCGAATCAGCCAAACGCTCGTCATCTGCCTCTTCTTCAGCAGACGCCTCCTGCTCCGGGGCATCGGATTCAGCCTGAGCCTCAGGAGGAGTTTCTGTAACTAAATATTCTTCGGCCTCTGAGGCCTCATCACTTTCAGTCAGTTTTTCAGTAGCCATGGATCACCTCAGATAAAAGCCTTGATGGCAAGCGGATCGCCTACCACCCCGCCTACGATGTCCAAATCGTTGAAAATAACAAACAGAGCTTCCTCTTGCCCGTCTTTGCCAAACGGCACCTTCCAACGATCTCCGCCGTACTTGGGAACTCGTACAAATTCCCCCGGCTTGCACCATGACCCTTCCGGCCACGATTCCATCGTATTGCGGTTCTTAAACGCCAACGGACCAAGCGTGATCACTTTGGCAATCTGAGTGTTCCAAACCTCAGTCTCACGGGTTTCAGTGTGCAAAATAATGCCGCCTTCAGACGTTTTCTTGGCGGTACGAATCTGCACCAGTACGCGAGATCCAAAAGGAATCAAACCCGGCTCTACACTAGGAAAAGCCTCATTAGAAGTCATTTAAAAATCCTCTTCGTCTTCTTCCTGCTCTGTGAGAAGACTATTGATGTAGTTAATTGCGGCCTGCAACCCGGCGTAAGTGCCCACTGCCTTGCCATATTCAAAACGAGCATCCTTACCATCTAGTTGCCGCTTCATCGCGTCGTGTGCAACGCGAGCCTTGGCCAACTCCAACTCGTCTATCAATCTTTCAATCATGCGTTTTTCTTCCCCTGACTCATCAATGCGGGCGTTGCCTTGGGGTCGCCCTTTACCCCCTTCGGACCCATGTCCATGCCCTTCTTAGGGCTACCATTCACCATCTTCTGACCAGACACGTTGACACCCATGGCCATCATCTTGTGCTGGTTCATATAGTCGTTTGCCATAAATCACCTCTTAAGGATTAATGCCTGTACCCGTCGAAACCCCAACCTTCTCACCCGTGATCGTTTCCATCGCGGCAATCTGCTTCGCCGTATCGTTGTCCTCACGGTTCGTAACCAACTTGACCTCAAGTTCCGCCGCCTGACGCTTATCCAGCCGGTCCTGCTTGACCATCTCGCGCTGCATATTCGTCTCTTGACGCTGGGCAGAGTCCTGAACCTCACGCTGCAACTTGGCCTGCGCCAACTGCAACTCGGCCTGCTTGACCGCGATATTGGCTTGATCTGCCGACGCCTTGCGCTGCACTTCGGCCATCTGAGCCTGTACCTTCGGATCCTGCGGGGCGCTCATGCCCTGCAACTGCTGCAACATGCCAACAGCCTGCTGAACGATCTGCGGAATAGCACCAAAGGCCCGCGCCGCATCCGGAACAACACGCTGACTCGTCGCCGCCAGAAGCTGATCCAACTCCTTCTTCACTTCCGTGCTCTTGATCTTCTGGAACTCGCTGATGTCTTGACCCGCAGCCGAAGAAGCCACCTCAAAAATATGCGTGGCATACCACAGCGCAATGTGTTCCTTGATGTGATTCAAAACCAACGGAATAAACTGCGGGGCCATCAACATCGAACTGCCCAGAATCGGAGAAGTCAGGTAGTCCAAATGCACCTGCAAGTGCGCAAGATGATCCTGCTCCGGAAATGCAGTAATCGGACGACCCAAAGACGCAGCCACGTTCTCGTTGACCGCATTCATCTCCTTGGGCTCAGGAGCAGGTATCAGCAACTCCTTAACATTCGGAATGCGCAACTGCTTCAAAATGCGCTCTTCAACCTTGCGAATGTTGTAAACCTGCGGAAGAGCCGCTGCACGCTGACTAAGCGCCTGAACCTGAGCAAATCGCTGCGCTTCAGAGAAAATGTTGGGGTCCGAAACCGGAACCACATCCATCGGGCCCAAGAAGTCAGACCGCTTGACCAGCAACTCGCCAGTCTCGTCCTTGACCTCCTCGTTCTCCAAATACATCGCATTGATACGATGCAGAACCTTCAGCGTGCGACCCATCGCATCGTGCAGCCGAGCGTGAATTGCATTGAATACAATCATGCCCTGCTCAATTCGCGCTAACTGGGTGCCAACCGGCATGTTGCCCTGATTGTCGGCAATGTCCTCCAAGGTAGTGCGAACAACGCCCTTACCCGCATCAATCAAAAAGCCAAGCAACCGGAACAACGTCTCCGAAGGCTGGTTGAACGGCAACGGCATCGCAATCTTGCGAATATCGTCACTGAACGCACCACCCTCAATCTCCTTCACCTCAGTCGGATCAATGCGCTCAGACTGACCACCCTCGCGGCCACCCTTCAACTTCAACATGCCGGGGAAGTTCGCAATGTGTGCACTGTCAAGCAACGCACGCAAAGCACCCGTAGCCGCTGCCGAAATGCCGCCAATCATCTGCGGGATGCCAATCGGATACGCACCACGCCACGGCACAAACGGGAACTCAATGATCCACTGCATCTCCTCAAAAGTAGGATCGCTCTCCTGCCAGTTGCGGTAAATGCTCAAAACTTTGCCGGTCGATTTGTCAATCGAAATGATGTACGGCGCTAACCCATACTCTTCTTCAAGGTCCGCAATCGCGTAAACCTCAAAAATAGTTCGTAACCCGTCAACGTCATACGCCCCGTCGTCACGACCCTCAATCTTGTTGTTCGCCTTCTCACTGCGCGATACATCAGGGTCAGCCGTCGTCGGCGCTAACTCCACATCCCGGTACATCCCAGAACGCACGCGCTGGAGATACTCAATCTCCGTCACATACTGAACGTGAGTCTTGCGCTCGGCAGAATAAAAGTTCGTTGCCGCATACGGCAGGTAAATGTCATCGATGCCAATGAAAAGAGGCACCGGACGCTTCTTGTTCGCGTCGTAAGAAAGTTTCAAATACTGTGCGCCACCAAGCGGAACCTGAGTGAGCAACTGCTCCAACTCGGCCCGAAACTCCGGCATCTGCTGGGTCAACTGCCAGTTCAAATACCGCGTCTTACGCTGCGCCTTGGCTACCTTTTCAGCCGTGTCTTCCCCAACAATGTGATCTTTCGCAGGCCCCTCAGCAGGGAAAATCTCCTTAATAGCGCGGGCAGAGAAGTCCACGCAGACTTCCGTGAGCATGGGGTGCACAACTCGACTTGCACCCTGAAACGAAGCGCCGCCCGGTGCATCATCTCCAAGTCCCGTCCGTCGAATCCCCTCTTCATACTGCTCGTCGCGCTTCTTTCGCGCTTCCTTGTCCTTGGAAATCAACCCCACCAAGCTCTGCGCCAACTCATCCATGTCGCCTTCGGGCAACTCTTCAGACAAATTGGCGTAAAACTCCATCTCCTTGACAGAAACAACAGACTCTTCTTCAAGAATGACTATCGCACCGCCGTCCTCAGTGTCCTCAACCTCCGCTGCCTCCTCGGGCAGCTCAAACATCTCGCCCAATTCCTCTTGGGCACCCTTAATCGTGTTTTCACTGTCAGACGCCATACGGGTTTCCTCTTGGCCGCTCGTTCACAATCAGCCTCGGTTGCAACGGCTTGGGTTTGCTCACACTTATCATATCCCTGTCAGCCAAGAAACGTAATCCCTGTGTGCACGCATCCATCAAATCGTCGTGTCGAATGCTTCCCTCACCCGAAAATGCACACAATTGATACAAAAGCGGCTCCGCCCAGCTCCTAGCCTGCCCCCTGCGCTTCTCAGACTCCACAAACCACACCATCCCACTCGCAAAAAGATGAGAAACCATGTGCAAACGAGTCAATTTCGACGCCTTTCCGGGGTTGTACGCATGCGCAATGATGCCCTCGCGAGTCAATAACTGCCGAAGACTGATTCCGCTGCCCTTGTCCTCAATCACAATCGTGTCCGGACGCCGACCAAAGCCCTGAGTACGGTTCGGACCCACCAAAGGACGAATTACAGGCCGCTGCTCCTCCCCACCGTAATAAACTTCACGCTCCCGATGAATCCGCTTGATCAAATCAGGCATCCCTAACCGATCTTCCCAACAATCCAGCAAGATAATGTTCGGCTTGTCGTCCTGATGGAATAATCCCAACACCACACACGCACTCGGGTCCGCGTCAGAAGTCTTCTTGTCCCGCGTCTGCTCCGTAAATGCCGTGTCCAACGACATCACTATGTGCTCCAACACCGGCAACGGCTTCTTCGCTGGCCACAAATTCACCCAAGAACGCCGAATAATCCCCTGATCCTCAGGATTCAATACCTCAGCGTGAATCTCCTGCCGACCAAGCGTCGTACCCTCAAACTTCAACAACTGCTGCTGGAACGTCGGAGCCAAATTGGCAATGTTTTCGTAAGTCGATGCCCTCGTAACGTGAACATCCGCCCCGTCACGCTCAATCAAATCCCGAATCAATGCCTTCGGCTTCGGTGTCGTCGTCGCTACAATCCTCGGGTGTTTCCCCAATCGAAGCGCAAACATAATCATGTCCCACGCCTCTTGGTCGTATTGCCACGCCGCTAACTCGTCCGTCCACGCACCATGCCACTGACCACCACGCAACCGATCCGGCGTCTCCGCCGATATGCCCTTGATGAGCGACCCGTTAACCAAAATGATTTCCGAAAGCGAACGGTTGTACTCCTTAACCAACTTCTCCGGAATGACACTAATTAACCCCGAATCACCCTCAAAACAAGTGTCTCTAATGTCCGCAGAAGTCGGCGCACACACCAACCAACGAGTCTCAGGATTCTGATACGCCTCCCACCAAGTCCACTCCGCCGCCGCACGAGTCTTGCCCGCACCACGACCCGCTAACATCAACCACACCGTCCATAAGCCGCCCGGAGGAACCTGATGCTTGTGCCGAGACTGCTCCCATTTGGTGTGCGCGAGGAGAGCCTCTAAGTCCTCAACAGATAACTCGTTGAGCTTCTTAATCAGCTCCTTCTGCGTCAACGGCTTCTGCATGGCCGGTTTCGTGGCCGGTTGGCTCATACTTAACGGAAACGCGCAGTCTTCTTGGCAATCTTTGAGGGCTGCGCTACAAATTGCTTGCCCTTGGCCTTACCCTCGCGCTTGGCCCTCGTCGTAGACGCATACTCCTGCGGGGAAAGCGAATCAATCGCCGCCTTCGGAAGATAACGCTCGCCCGTCTTCGATGAGGGCTTGCCAGATTTGGTTCGCCACTCTTGAGCGGTCCAGTCTTTAAGTGACTTTTGTGAGGGTTTCATGGTTAATCCCTGTACCCGCCGCCCTTTTCCTTGTACCGCTTAGCCAGTAACTGAGCTTTGCGAGCTGACCATTGCCCCGCTGCCGTGCCCTGAGTGGCACTCGCCTTGATCTCGTTGAACAACTTCTTGCGCATCTCAGGCTTCGTGTAATTGCCCGCCGCGTTTACCTTACTCTTCGCTGCCATGGTCAACACTCCAAATGCTAGTTTGACGACTTAACTTGGGCCAAGACGACTCGGTAATAAACGACTTGTCCTGTACCAACAAATGATTCGTAGGTTGCGCCGTAAAACGCCCGTTGTCTAGTTTGATGAAGTAAAACTCCTTGCTCTGCTCAGGCTCCGCACTAAAGCCATCCAACATCGGAATCACCGTGAACATGTACGTCCCTATGTGCTCCTGCTTGGATCGTAGCCGAGTGCGAATACGGGTCCCTTCCAAAAACGGATACTCGGTCGCGCTGAAATGAATGCCGTAACAATCCCATGTCTGAGCGTCGCTGGGGTCCCAAGGGGTCCCTGTGGGTTT